ATATACTAAGATACCCTTTTTGCTTATGGCCTACGGAATGTCAACAACAAAAAAGAAAAAGAAGAAGAAAAAGGGAGGTAAGAAGAGAAGTGAATGTACCTGTAAATAAAGCACTTTACGCTAGAGTAAAAGCTGAAGCCAAACGTAAGTTTGCTGTTTACCCTTCTGCTTACGCAAATGCTTGGTTAGTCCGAGAATACAAGAAGCGTGGTGGAACTTATAGAGTAGGAAAGAAAAAAAGTGCCACAAAGAAGAAAAAGTAAGCCTACGGCCAAGACTAGAGGTGGTTTAGACCGTTGGTTTAAAGAAAATTGGGTTGATGTTAAGACTGGTAAACCTTGTGGTCGTCAAAAAGGGGAGAAAAGAGGCTATCCTGCCTGTCGACCTAGTAAACGTGTATCAAGTAAGACACCTAAGACTGTAGGAGAAATGACAAAAAGTGAGAAAGAAAGGTTTAAACGTGAAAAAACAGGTAAAAAGAAGATAACATATCAACATAGACGTAAAAAAGCTAAAAAAAGGAGTTAAAAATGGCAAAATCTCATGCAATGGCAAGATGTCAAGGTTATATTGCTTCTGTTAAGAAGGGTAAAAAGAAAAAAACTAATGCTAAAAAGAAGAAAAAATAAGTGAAAATTACAAATTAAAAGGTAAAATAGTCTTATAAGGACTGAAAAATGAAAGAACTTACGCAAAGACAAAAAAAAGCATTAGCTAATCATAAAAAAAAAGGTACTCATACAAAAAAACACATGGATGAGATGAAATTATTAATGCAAAAAGGTAAAACTTTTACTGAAGCTCATAAAATGACTATGAAAAAGGTAGGAAAATAATGCCACGCAAAAAAGGAGTTAGTTTATCAGTAGGAAGAGGCGAAAAGTCTAAGAAGGGAGGACTAACTGCTAAAGGACGAGCAAAATATAACAGAGCTACAGGAAGTAATTTAAAAGCACCAGTAACTAAGAAAAAAAATTTAACACCAAAAGAAAAGGCAAGAAGAAAGAGTTTTTGTGCAAGAATGAAAGGAGTTAAAGGTCCGTTAAAAGATAGTAAAGGCAGACCTACTAGAAAAGCATTAGCATTAAGAAGATGGAGGTGCTGACATGACTTACGCATTACCAGGAATGTTTAAAACTAGTATTACTGCGACCAGTTATATGGGAGGTAGTGATAGTCCTTTTACTCGTAATAGAGCAGTATTGGACATGATAAAAGGATGGGAAATAATGAAGGCTGTCACGGAGGGAACAGAATATCTCCGTGATAATAGTGAAGCTTTTTTACCGTTAGAACCAAGAGAAGATTATGATGCTTATCTTGCGAGAGTAAATAGATCAGTATTTAGTCCTTTTACGCAGAGATTGATAAGAGCAGCTACAGGTTTAGTTCTTCGTAAACCAATCACACTAACAGGTGACCCTTATTGGACTGAGATGTTTAAGATGGATGTTGATGGTTGTAAATCAGATTTAGATGAATATGCAAGAAGAGTATTGATGTGTTCGTTAACTTATGGTCAAAGTCATATCCTTGTTGATTATCCTGCACCTTCTGGTGCGGTAAGCCTTGCAGAAGAACGTCAACAGAATCGTAGACCATATTGGATTGAAATAGATCCTACAAATATTTATGGCTGGAGATTAGATAGAGAGTCTAATTATGGAAATCTTATACAGGTGAGGATTGCAGAAAAAGCTGTATTACCTGATGGCGATTTTGGTGAAAAGATATACGATCAAATGAGAGTTATAGAACCTGGGAGGTATCGTGTTTTTAGAAAGAAAGAAACAATCGAAGATATGTACGAAGAGAATGACGGTGCTTATTCTGGGAATATGTCTTCTCCAGCAGGTGAAAAAGATTTTGAACTGTCCGAGTCAGGCGAATTTTCTTTGGGCGAGATACCTTTGGTCACTGTTTACTCAGGCAAGGTTGATAACATGACGAGTAAACCACCATTACTTGATATTGCATATTTAAATCTTGCACATTTTCAAAGACAGGCAGATTTAATTCATAGTTTGCATGTTGCATCTCAACCAATGCTTGTAATGGAAGGATATGATGACCAGACAAAAGATTTAGCTATATCTGTTAACTATGCGATGGCAACTCAGCCTGGAAATAAAGTTTATTATGTAGAGCCAGCAAGTAGTGCTTTTGATGCTCAATCTGCTGAGATTAAGGAATTACAGATGCAAATGGCTACTTTAGGTATCAGTACATTGAGTCAACAGAAATTTGTAGCTGAATCTGCTGATGCAAGACGTTTGGATCGTGTAGATACTAACTCTATGCTTGCAATGGTATCTATGGAACTGGAACAAAAGTTGCAGAAAGCATTTAATTTATCTGCTGATTATGTAGGTATAGAACCACCAGAAGTAAAGATTAGTAGAGACTTTGATATTGAAAGATTGATTGGACAGGATATTACAGCATTAACTTCCTTGTTCGACCAACAGGTTATAGATAGAGATGAATTTAGAGATATTTTGGTACAGGGTGAAGTGTTGCCAACGGCTAATGAGGCCAAATCTGAATAGTTTGTTAGAATTAAATACAAATACATGAAATGTATGTCTAAACACATTGATTATGTTCAGCAACCTGATGGAACATACAAATGGGAATTAGCAGAAATCCCTGCGGTAAAATCAACTCCTCCTGCAAAGGAAGAGAAGAAAAAACCTGCTGCAAAGAAAACTACCACAACAACTACTACTACTACAACAAAAGAATAATTTATGGCAATCGAAGAAAAAGTAATTCAGTCTGAGTCCGTGACCAGTACTGAACAGCCCGTGGCTGACACTCCTTCACAACCACAAACACCAAATCTTGACACTGTGAAAGCAGAATACGAAAGTCAGATTTCTAGTCTAAGAAAACAAATTGAGGAAAGCGAAGAAAAGTTTAAAGGAATCAAGGGAAAGCTTGATGAGGTTTATAAACAAAAAGATCAACAACGAAAGCAAGAGCTAGAAGATCAAGGTCAATGGAAAACTCTTTGGGAAGAAGCAAATAAAACTGCACAAGAAAAAGAACAACAGATTACTTCTTTATCACAACAATTAGAGGATATGAAAAACTCTAATGAAGTAGCATCAACAAGAACAACTGCTTTAGCAGCTATAAGTAATCAAGGTGCTATAAATGCAGAACAAATGCTTTCTTTATTACAAAACCAACTAAAGAAAAATTCAGAAGGCAAAGTTGTTGTTTTGAATGGTGGGGTTGAACAGGATTTAAACTTGTATCTTTCAAGTCTTAAGAACCCTGGTAGTGGCTATGAACATCATTTCAAGGCAAGCAGTGCTGCTGGTATGGGTGCAAAGCCTAGTCCCGTATCAAATGTATCAGGTGGTACGGTTAATCCCTGGAAGACTGGCAATTTGACTCAACAGATTATAATGGAGAATGAAGACCCAGATCTCGCAGCCGTGCTGAAGAGAGAGGCTCAACAAAAATAGTTTGTTTCCGTGAAACGGCTTCCTTAATCTGTGATTAGGGTATCGCAAAAGTATTTAAGGTAAATCTGAATGGCTGCTCCGTTTCAGAATTATTCGGGCGGTGTCCTTCTTGCGGACATCGTAAAGAGAAATAATCTCAGCACATACGT